ACTGGTACAACAGTTGGTCGTTCAAGCGCAACATTTAGCGCAACTCAATACGCTAATGCAGTAGCAACTTTGCAAGACGTACAAAATATTCAGCCTGGCCAACAGCCTACATGGTTTAGCCAAATTGTTGTTAACTTGCAAATTTTGAGTTCTGCTTTAACAACGCCTAATGCTGGTAAGTTTAATATTATTGTTAGCTATATCCAACCTGATACAAATATTGGTAATAGCACAACTTACCCTTATGGTAACTTTGACTAATAATCCGATGGGGTACTTCGGTACCCCTTTTTAAAATTTAAGGAGATATTATGTCAGGTGCATGGTCGTTATTAAATTTCTTTTCCCCCAACACCCAAACAGGTGCTATGGGTACTCAAACAGCGTCTACTCCATTAACAGGTATTGATGGCGCTGCTCAATTTATTGCTCCACAGCGTTTACGTGACGTTGTAGGTAAGCTCAAAGTTTCACAATCTCAAAATATTTACGATGCCGACTTTGAATATGGCGTTCAACCTTTGCGTTGGGAAAACTTTATCCAAAATATATCGGGCCAAGCTTATATTGCTCAAAACCCTGGTCTAGGTGGGGTATCGATGAACATCGGTGGTGGTAATACTCCTGGCGATATTACAATTCGTCAATCACGTCCTTACCATCGTTACCAGCCCGGCAAAACTTTTTACATGGCTTCTAACGTAAACTTTGGCTCGTCTGTTAGTGGTCAAACACAACGTGTTGGTATATTTGATGATTCCAACGGCATTTTCTTTATGCAAACGGGCGCCGGATATACGCAAAACCCATATTCAATGTATTGTGTAATCCGTTCTGATTCTGGAAGCGTGCCAACAGATCAAGTATTCCCAATGGAATCTTGGAATGGTAACAAAAATATTATTAACGCTCTTGACTGGACTAAAGTCCAGATGATTTGGATGGAGTATGCTTGGTATGGTGCGGGTGCATTACGTTTTGGCGTAGTCATTAATGGCGAGCCTTGGGTGCTGCATCAAGTTGGCACAGGTAATGGAACTGTTTTAGGTACATCACAAGTTAAACCTTGGAGCCGTACTGGTAATCTACCTGTTCGCTACGAACAACGTGATAACGGAAGTTCTGCACAATCTTTAATGACTCACTACGGTGTTTCAGTGTTGATTGAAGGCGGTATTGATAAACAACGTGGTTTTACTTATTCTTATGGTAACTACGCTGCATCGCAAAACCGCACACTAGCAGCTTCTTCTATACGTTATCCAGCAATGTCTTTCCGCATGAGAGCAGTTGGCGCAGATATTTTTGACCAAACTAATGCCGCTTGTACTGGTGGCTCTGCCCAAACGTTAACTATTAGCGCTGCAACTCCATCTATTTCTTCTGTGGTTGGACAGGCTAATGGTGGCCAGTCTTTATTAACTTTTGGTTCTGCTCACGGCTATGCAGTAACTAACCCAGCTAATGCTAATAGCCCAGCTCAATATGTAACTTTAAGCTCGTTTAGTCAAGTAGCTACAGTAGCTACTAGTAACTACGCTTTTTCTAGCACAACTTTAACAGTAACTACAGCAGTTGCTACAGGTGCTCTACAACCAGGCATGACTTTATCTGGTACAGGAGTTACTGGCGCACCTACTATTGTTGCTCAATTAACAGCTACAAGTTCTGCGGTAGGTTCACAGGCATATGCTAGTGGCGGCGCAATTGGTTCTAGCGTGGTTACTCTTGCCGCCGGCACATCGTTTGCAGTGGGTCAACTATTTGCTGGTACGGGCGTCCCTTCTAGTACTTATATTACGGCAGTTAACGGTGCAACAATTACTGTTAATAAAGCGTTTACAGCGCAAGCTGCTGGTACGTATACTTCATATGCTCCAGGCGGTATTGGTACCTATTCTGTAAGCACTGCACAAACTACTGGTACTGGGACTTTAACGGCAACTACAGTTTATACAGCGCAAACGTATTTGATTCAATCTGTACCATCAACCACTACTATGGTTTTACCAATTCAGCTAGTAAATGGTGCTACAGCTACTTCAAACCCAACAGGAACATATTGGGGCACAAATCAGTGGGCGGGCAAATCAGTTTATTATCAAGCTTCATTACCTTCATTGACTAGTGCTGCGGTAGGTTCTGCAACGATTATTGGGGGTGTAACTCAATTTCCAGCGGTATTAGGTTTTGCTGCGGCACATAATCTGTCAACAGGTAACGTTATTACTATTTCGGGCGCAACATCAACTGCATACAATGGAACATATAGCGTTTCTGTAGGATCAACCACAACAGGCGCAACAATCTATTTTGCTAATACATCTCCTGGCGTATACACACAAGGCGCTGCGGTAGTAACATCACCATATACGGGCCGCATTACAAGCAACACAACTTCGGCTATTACGTTTGGAGACATAGTTACTGGAAACCCTTTGGCTAACCCCCCTGTATCTGGTAATAGCTATCAAATTGGTTTAATTGATCGTGGGCAACTGCTACCGCAAACATTGCTAATTAATACTAGCGCTACAGCTTTGGTTGAGTTAATTGCAAGTACACCGACAAACCAAACATCTTTGCAAGCCGCAAACTTTAAAGCAATGAGTACTTTAGGTTCATATAATTCATTTGCTGAAGTTGATTTGTCTTCTACTGGGTTAACTGGGGGCGAGGTTGTATATGCGTTTTCTACCCCTAATAATGCTTTGCAACAACTAGACTTATCTAATTTCTTCCCTGTTTTAACAAACATTAAAGGTAACGTAGCGGATATTTTGACGGTTGCAATTACTACGAATGCTTCTACTGTTACTCAAATTAACGTAGTTTGTCAAGAAGCGATGGCGTAATATGGCTAAGACCCCTGCATGGCAACGCAAAGAAGGCAAAAACCCTAATGGCGGTTTAAATGCTAAAGGCCGAGCCTCAGCTAAAAAAGAGGGGATGAATTTAAAAGCCCCTCAACCCGAAGGCGGAAGCCGCAAAAAGTCTTTTTGTGCGAGAATGAGCGGAATGAAAAAGAAGCTTACTTCTGAAAAGACTGCTAAAGACCCAGATAGCCGCATTAATAAATCTTTACGTGCATGGAAATGCTAAATGAGCGAACATATAAATAATACCACTAAAGCTATTGGGGATCTAGTTTCCTATTCGGTTGTTGTCGGGACTCTTATGGATGTGCTACCTCCAGCAGCTGCCCTCTTAACTATTATTTGGACATTAATTAATATCTATGAGTCTAAAACTTTTGGTAAATTAATAGGTAGAGAAGAATAATATGGTTAAGCCTGTTGGCCCTATTGATCGCTCGCAACAAACAAGCCTTGATTTTGGCGATGCCGAGTCACGTCAAGAAAGAGAATCTAAGCCCAAAAACCCGGGTAAAGCCGCTGTTGTAGATATATCAGACGAGGCTAAAGACAAAGCCCGGTCAAGAGCTGCTGAAAATGCTGAGTATGCGGATAAACGAGTAAAATCAAGCCCGCTAATTCGCCAGGCCGAAATTGAGAAAATGAAAGAGATTCTTGACAAGCCTAAAGCCCAGCCAACTGAACAAGCAAGAATGAAGTTTGGTAACCCTGTAGCCGAAGCATATTTTAAATCTCAAGGTAGTGGAGTTAAAGGTGGCGGTGGTGGTGGCGAAGGCGGCGCAGATATTAAAATGCTGCAAAACCCAAAAGCGATGAAAAAAGGCGGTAAAGTTCGCTCAGCAAGTTCTAAGCGTGCAGACGGTATTGCGCAAAAAGGACATACCAAAGGGAAGTATTTATAATGCCTAGTAGTAGTAAAAAACAAGCCCACCTGATGGCTGCAGTTGCTCATAACCCAGCATTTGCTAAGAAGGTAGGAATCCCACAATCCGTGGGTAAAGACTTTAATCAGGCCGATAAAGGCAAGACTTTTAAAAAAGGTGGCGAGATGAAAATGAAAGAAACAATGGGTCCTAAAGGTATGGGCAAAGATGTAGAAAAAGGCTCTAACAAACTGGGCAAATTTGGCGAGTCCAAAGTTCAGAAAAAAGGCCATACTAAAGGTAAAAACTTAGGTGATGACGGCCCTAAAGAACCGATTGAAACCGAAAAAAATATGAAAAGTTTTATGAAAAAGTACGCTAAAGGCGGCACTATTTACGGCGAATCAATGGGTAAAGTAAAAACTGCGGGCGTTAAAAAACACGGCGACGGTATTGCCGAACGTGGTAAAACTCGTGCAATGATGCCTAAAATGGCTGGGAAGACAATTTAATTATGGCCTTATCTAAAGAAGAACTGAAGAAGATTCGGGAAAAAGAAGCCAAAGTTAAAAAAGAAACGGAAGCTCGCTCCGCTATTCACGATGCTGAAGTCATGGATAAAATGAGAAGCTCTGTAGGGGCACCGACTGCTGCGGAATCTGCTATGCCTGCCCAACCCCCAGCCCCTGTAGATCAAATGGGCAATGCGGCTGGGCCTGCGCCGACTGGTATGAAAAAAGGTGGTAAAACAAAAAAAATGGCTAGCGGCGGTTCTGCTTCTAGTCGTGCTGATGGTATTGCATCAAAAGGCCACACCCGTGGCAAGTATCTTTAAGGAGAAGCAAATGGAACACAAACATAACGTAGACCACGTAAAACACCATTATGGTAGCGGCCACGGCCATAAGCATGAGCAAGATAAAGTTGCTGAGCACAAAGCTAGCCATAAACTACACCACGAGCACGTAAAATCTATGTGTGGCGGTGGTAAGACTGGCTCTATGAAGGTAGTTGGCTAATGCGATCAAGTCGTGGTATGGGTGATATTAGCCCATCTAAAATGCCGGGTAAAAAAGTTATCCATCGGAAAGACAAACCGCAGGATGTAGACATGTATGCTGAAGGCGGGGAAACAAAATCAAAGTCTAAGTCAAAAGCTGGACCTAAGTCTGTTTCTGTTACCGCTGGAGGCACTGCCCCTGCCATGGCTAAAAAGTTATTAAACAAACCCGGTTCATTAACTGCGGCAGACATGTACGCTAAAGGTGGGCTGTATGAAAATATTCATAAGAAGCAAGCACGTATTGCAGCTGGCTCTGGTGAAAAGATGCGTCCTGTTGGATCTAAGGGTGCGCCTACTAAAAAAGACTTTATTGAGTCTGCTAAAACAAGGAAGAAAAAATGAATTTATTTCACTCATTAGAAAATTATGCCGACAGTATTTTGTCTCTCGTTAAATCACAAGTTAATCATGCACGTCAAGCTTACGGGGCTGTAGACCAGTCTTTAATACATATCCATGATACTTTAGAACAGCACGTCCAAGCATCTATAGAAGCTGCTAAACCTGTAGCCAAAGCTGCCGAGCAAGTTATTTCTAACGCAGTTGACGTAGCTGCAAAACCTATTATTGATGCTATTAAAGGCGCATAAAAGTGAACTTTACATTTACATGGATTATGGATAAATTAGGCTATATGCCTAAGATTGACATGCAAGTTGGCAAAGTAGTTAACGAATGTTGGCCTTTCCCTGCAGAGCAAGAAACTGTTAAAAAGCAGGGGAAAAAACCCACTGTAGCTAAAGCCACTACTCGTCCTAAAAAGACAATTACCAAGAAAAAATAATGGCCTATACCTCCGGTGCGTCTACGTTTAACCTTGACCTTACTGAATTAATTGAGGAAGCGTATGAACGTGCCGGTTTACAGTTGCGTTCTGGCTATGATATGCGCACTGCACGCCGGTCGCTTAATCTTTTAACTATTGAGTGGGCTAATCGTGGTATTAATCTATGGACAATCGAGCAAGGTCAAATTACTATTAACACTGGGCAGGCTATTTATGCTTTGCCTACTGATACAATTGATTTGTTAGACCATGTAACTA